TGGAAGGAGAACTAGACAAACTAGTGGCAAAGAAGGAATGCAAAATGAAAGCAATGAAAGTACAAACGAAGACTGGCTCAGAGAGCCATACAACCGAGTGGAGATCAGCAACCGTCACCGTAAACGGCAAACCCATCTGGGAGGCTTTGAAGCCTCTAGAAAAACCCGAATGGGAACTTGTTGGCAACAAAGGAAATCATGGCAAGTGGTGTGTCGCAGAATATGAAATTCCCGTGGGGTCTAAGGTAAAGTTTGTAGCCAAGGCTAATGGCTGCAAACCTATCGAGCTTGAGTTCGTAGTCGGTCAATCCAACCCCGTCGACGTTGACGGATTCCCCTACGGAGTCCGCACCTGCGGATGGATTGTGACAATTTAATGCAACCAAATAGCATAAAGCCCGCTACTTAATCTCACGAGTAGCGGGCTTTGCCGTACGTATCCTCACGGTGCTAGCCTAGCTTTCCCTGCCCTATTCTCCAGATACCATTCTGTAAGTTCTGGGGTAAATTCTTTGAGGCAATCTAGCATCATCCATGCTAGTGTTCTGACCTCAATCTGAGAGTCGGACTTGGTGCGCTGATCTAACAAGTGCCAGATTGCCTGTAGGTCGCCACCAAGGTCGAAGTCCTGACGGAAGTTGTATGTCAGCAAATCCCTGGCGTGTTCCTCTGAATGCCCGTCAGCAATCTTTTCCCCATACAAGACTGCTGACCGATAAGACGCGGCTTTGTCGTCCATTAAGTCGGGATTAGTATATTCGTACTTGCTACCCTGGCGATCGCTATAATTTCCTATTGGACGAAAATAAAATACATCTTCAACAGGGATATCCAAATTAGCACAATCAACTATTCTTTTTCCTGTATATCGCATTGATTGAACCAGGAAAGATGAGTCTTGATGCCTGGTAATTTGGCTGACAACGCTATGGGGAAAGCCTATGCAATGGAAGCTAATAAAAGCTTTCCTTAAAACTGAATAATGCCCTCTATCGCCCGCTAATTGGTGCTTGATGATGGTTTCTCCGCACTTCTCTGGCGAAGGTGTTTCATCATCGGGAAGGAACTTTTCAGCAACACATCTATGTTGTCCTTTCCATATAGCGACTTGGGGATTTGGGGAACTCGCATCTTTATCAATTACTACCTGAAAACGAGAATCTTTGATTAATTGCATCGTTGAAAGTCGTTATTATCTAATAATATTATTGCATCCTTGCGTTTAATTTGTCAGAATAAATGCAATGATTTTATATTAAACTTGGTTAATAAAATAAACATAAATATAATGATAAAGTTTGGGCAACTTAATCCTAGAAATAAACATAAAATTAAAGAAGCTTCAAGAGATGTCGTTGATTTAACTGAGTTTGTGGTAGATTTGCCTGCACCATCACCAGGAGCGCAAGAACTTTTTTACAATACTCCTGCTGATGTGTGCATATATGGAGGAGCAGCCGGAAGCGGGAAGTCTTATTCCATGCTTTTAAAAGCGGCTAAACATTTGGAAGTTCCTGGATATGGTTCGGTGATTTTGCGGCGGACTCGACCAGAAATAACTAATGAAGGTGGTTTGTGGGATGAGTCTAGAAATTTATATAAATTAATCCCTAATGCCCAGTCTAGGGAATATCAATTGGACTGGAATTTTCCTACTGGTAGTGCAATTAGTTTTGGGCACGCCCAATACGAAAAAGATGTGGAGGACAAGTATCCCGGTTCACAGATTTGTCATCTTGGCTTTGATGAGTTGACTAAATTTACCGAGCGTCAATTTTGGTTTTTATTCTCCAGAAATAGGTCAACTTGTGGAGTGAGACCGCGCATAGATGCAACCTGTAACCCTGACGCTGACTCATGGGTAGCTAAATTAATTAATTGGTATATCAACCAGGATACTGGTTATCCCATTGAGGAACGGTCTGGAGTTTTGAGATATTTTTACAGAATAAATAGTGAGATGCACTGGGGTGATTCGGAGCAGGAATTAATGGATAAGTTTCCTGATATGGCTGCAATTGCACCGCCGAAAAGCTTTACTTTTATCAAGGGGACTGTCTACGATAATCCCCATTTATTGGAATCAAATCCCCAATATCTCCAGAATCTTTTATCGTTGCATCCTGTGGAGATGGAGCGACTACTTAAAGGAAACTGGAAGATTAAATATGAGTCGGGAACTATTTTCAATCGCCATTGGTTTGAAGTCGTTAACGCTGTTCCCAGTGGTGGTCAAACTGTGGCATTTTGGGACTTTGCGGCCACATCTTCAGCTACCGCATCCAAGAGTAGTTTCTATAGTGTACGGACTAAAATCAAGTTTTATGAAGGCATCTACTATGTGCTTGATTGCTATTGGGAGCAGGTATCAGCAGACGATGGGGATAACTCAGTATTACGGATAGCACAACAAGATGGGGCATCTTGCAAGGTGCGGTGGGAGCTAGAGGGTGGTAGTGCTGGTAAGCGGTATGAGTCGGCACTTAAACGCCAGTTGGTAGGTTACGATGCTAAGGGTGTTAAGCCATTGGGAGATAAAGTTACCCGTGCCATGCCTTTAGCTGTAGCTGCTAAAGATGGAAAAGTTAAGTTATTTAGAGGTGCTTGGAACGACCAGTTTTTGGCGGCTTTACATGAATTTGATGGGAGCAAGAAGCCGCTAACTAATGACATTGTGGATAGCACCGATGGTGCTTTTGGTGAGTTACAGGACTCCACGCCCCGTAGTAGTTTTGTGGGTGGGAAAATTTACAATCCTTTTGGTTAGGTTGGCTGTGTTACGTAAGGTGAAAATGTTACCATGAAATATAGTTTTGCTTATTACTTATGATTAATCAGGTAATTCATGGTGATTGTTTTGAGGTTTTAAAAGATATTCCTGACAGGTCTATTGATGCTGTAATTACAGATCCGCCGTATGGTATTGGACTTGCCAAATGGGATAATGTTGTTAATATTCCGCTGTTTACCAAGGAAGTAAAACGAGTCACAAATGACTTTTATGCGTTCTTTGGGCAAATGCCAACTATGGTTGATTGGATTAATTCAGCTAATAATGAAAACCTACATTATTGTGAGCATATTTCATGGATTAAGAGAGTTTGCGTACCATCACCAAGGCTTCAGAGATCACATGAATCTATTATTGTATATACATTAAAAAATAAAAAATTTTACCAAACTAAAGGAAAATATGAAGATGTTAAACTTCCGGGTGTTTTAGTGGATGTTGCCACACTTGAAGGAATTGATAGGCACATAAAGGATCTCAGATTAAAACTTATTAAAGGTGATGATTACAATCATCACACTCGAGCTTCATCAAGATTGCCAGAATATAAAAGATTTAGTGGTGGAGGGGATAGAAGTCCAGGACTTGCGAACTATACAAATGTGTGGTCTTTTTTGCCACCAACGCAAAGTGAACGCTTAAAATATCAAGGCAACAAAAACATGGTTTGCCACCCCACGGGAAAACCATTGGAAGTAATGAAAAGATTAGTGGAAATGCTTACCCCTGAAGGTGGTACAGTGCTTGACCCCTTTGCTGGCAGTGGTACAACAGCACTAGCTTGTAAAGAACTCAATAGAAACTATATCTGCATTGAGAAAGAAAAAGAATACATTGATATTATCCACAAACGCTTAAATACTCCTCTGATTGATAGTGGATTAAATGTAGAGGAGACAGAAAAAGTATTAGAGGATGTTGAACCGGGTAGTCATCAGTTATCGCTGTTTTGATTTGTTGTTAGTACAAGCAGGATGCTTGTGTTACATGGTTATGGACGGAAAACCTGTACTAGACTAAGGTCTAAACTGAAAACTTCCATGTTTTGACAAGTCCATTTAAACGATTCACAGAGATATAAGACGTTGCCAAAATAGAATGGTTTGCCTAGATTGGCTAACAGAAATGTATCTATCTCCGTGTAATCTGCAAAGGTGGGAACGACTAGGGATAGTGTTTGAGTTTGAGTCACTTGATTAATCTGATTTCTATTGCCTTTCTCGTCTACACCACCGTAGTAGTTCTGAGCGACTAAGGATGATTCAAAACTGAGGGCATTTTCCCAGCTTAGTTTTAGAGAACTTGGTGCTGTGGCTGGCATAACTATTTAGGGAGTATATGGGATATGGGAACTTCTAACGCTTGGGCAATCATTTCTATCTCACCATAGGTTATTGATTGCCTTTTGCCTTCTCGATGTTGAAACAGGTTTTCAATAGCACTGACAACCTCTACAGTCTTTCCTGTTTTAGATGCTAATTGCTTTCTGGAAATGTTTTTTGATTCTCTACAGATAAAAATAAGGATTCCTATTTTTTCCTCTGTTGTGAGATTTTCGTAAGAGTTAGGATGGTCAATCACTGGTTTATTTATAGCGTAAATTATTTTTAATATTATACATTAATATTGGTGAAAATCGCTACTATGTGCGACTTCCATTGATTATCTAATTATATTATAAATGGCTATTGCTAAAATGTTGATAGTTTAAATTGAAGTTTTATTCATGCCCACAGCAATCAAAAATAAAACTATATTAACCAAGTTTCTGTCTACGGATTTACAGTTGAACCGAGAGGAAAGAACCGTTGGTTTTTCCTTTTCCTCTAAGGGGAATATCTGTGAAAGATACGGTTATTTATCTGAGCTTCCCGACGGAGCTAGTGTGGTATTTGATGAGTATTTATCCCATGACCCTAATGCCTGGGATTTGTCTAGGGTGGCTAGTGGTACTTGTCCATTCTTAAAAAATCATACTCGCGGTCAGAAAATCGGCATTATCAAGAATGTGATTTTGGACGGCGAAAAGGGTTTTGCTATGGCTAAGTTATCTAAAAATGCCCTGGCAGATCAGTTCATGTCTGATATTGAGGACGGGACATCTGGCGGTATTAGCTTTGGTTATTCAGTTGAGGAATATCGAGTAGTTACACCTGCTGAATATTCTGATAACGATGGTTATAGGGAGCTAACAAAAAAGGCTTTGTTAGAGGCTACAAAGATAGTTTTATTTGAAATTTCCTCTGAGGATATACCCGCAGATCCTAGTGTCGGTTATGGTAAATCTTTTGTGGAATTGAAAAATGTAGCTATCAATGGTAATCCCAATTTTTACCTTAATTCACCAACAAATAGTATGAATGAATTAGACAATAAAACCCTGGAAGTAGAATTAGCATCTGCTAAAACTGCTTTGTCTGATGCTCTTAGCAAGCAGCAAATCCTCACTTCTGAAAACGACAAATTAGCTGGTCAGGTTAAGCATCTGGAGTCAGCATTAACTGAAAAATCTGCTCTAATCGCTAACTTTGAAAAGAAAGAAATAGTTGCTAGTCGCTATTATGATTTACGCCAGAAAGCAGAAGATTTAG